TTTCTTGAGTTTCAGCAAACCATCTTTGTCGCGATATGTTGTATGCTTACCTTTCGCCTCGATCTTTTTAGTCAGAGCCTTGGTCATATCTTTAGTTTCATCCATCTGCTCGACTTCTTCTTTCTGAGTGCAATCGCACTGACCAGGAGTGTCCTTTTTATATCTCTTGGTCAGTTTGGTCGTTCCCCACTCACGATCTTTGGGTTCGTTGCTTTCTTCCTTCACAGGAACGCAATTAGGAACTTTCCTTCCATTCTTATTCTTCATGCCGACAGCCGTGTAGCCTTTCCAGCACGCTTTCTTGAGACCACCAGTAGGTTCTTTGACTGCCATCTCACGCTCCTTTTGACGTCGACTTGATCATCCAGCCCAGTTTCTTGTGAGCGTCAATCTTGTCCTGAAGGAAATTGGAAAGACCGATTTCACCAGCAGCCTCGGCAATCTTGTAGCCAGAAGTCAGACCAGCAATGATCTTGTTGTTATCAGCAATAAGCGCAGAGAACATTGCCGCAGGTGTATCTGCAGATTCAGTTGAGATCGACGTTGACGATTTCAGCTCATCAAGTGACTTGGGAGCATATTCACCAAGAGCGCGAATCTCTTCGGCGATTGGATCAATCGTGTCGAACAGCTGCTCATAGATGTCGCCGAAGAACTTGTGATACTCGGGGAAGTTCGCGCCTTCTACATTCCAGTGGAAGGTATGAGCCTTGAAGTACATATGGAATGCATCAGCAAGGATTGCCTTCATCGAGGCAGAAAGAGCCGGAGTCGTCTCTTCCATCAGAACATAGCTCTCATTCATTTTCGCCTTCTTTGTTTTGTTACGAAGAAGTTTGAAGTCATGAGCATCGATCTTGCCATTCTTGTTGGCGTCGATCTTGTGTTGCTTTCCGATCAGACGCTCAGAGACTTGCTCGACTTCTTCCTTTCTCATTCTAGCGCCACCTCTACCGAGTTGCACTCCTGCGGTTTTATAGCCGCGTTGTCTATTATCTGATTTTTTCATTAATTTAAACATTTTATCCCTTAAATCCTTATTTTTAGGATCATCATCATAAGCATTCATAGCGTCTCTCATTTTGTTTTGGCGGTCAGCGGATCCTTTTGTAACTGCTGAACGATAATTAATTAAAGTGTCTCTCTTCAATTCATCAATCTGCTCGACTTCTTCTTTATGAACACCACGCATGCCCTGCTTGGCAAGGTTCTTGGCTCTATTCTTAATAACGTTGCCGAATTGGTCTTTCTTAGGTTTGGTTGCGTCGCGATACGGACCTTTAAAAGGAGCTTTCTTTTCGTCTTCCTTGTAGCCTTCGCTCATCTTAGTCAAAGCATCAACTCTTCCCTTGAGAATTCTTGGACCCCACTTTGAGGTTGGGTCTTCGAGCTTCACGTGAGCAACGTTGTCCTCGATTTTATGAATTGTTCCTTCATATCCAGCCCCGCCCTTAAGAGCCATTCCAAGATGGACTTTGTCTCCAACTTTGAAGTCGTGATGACTAGATTCTTCCATCACCTTCTTTGCGGCTTCAGCAACTGCCTTGTTAATTTTGTCATTGAATGGATTCATTTTAGTTCTCCGTTATTTCTTTCTGAAGTTCGAGAAGGATTTCTTTTCAGCAACTGTGTAAGCAGTAAGTCCAATTCCGCCCGACGGAACTGCACCTATTTTCGAGTCGAAGTATTTCCCTGGGTTGGTTGCTTGTTTCCTGTAGATTTTTTTGCCTTTGCTTGTGTCTGCCTTGGCTTCTTCGGCTTCGGCGGCGACGACTCGCTCGGCTCTGTTGTCTGAGGACTTGGGGATTCCACCTTCTCTGGGGTCACTGGCGATTCCTTTTTTACTTCCTCTGGAACTTCTGCCCAGAACAGCTTCTTCAAAAGTTTTAAGATCTTCATTGCTTTCTCCGATTGTTTCCTCAAAGAGTTGATTGATATGAGTGACGTCTATTTTCCCCGACTCGACCAACCATTTGATTGCGTCGGGGTTTGATGGTGGGGTTGTTATGAAGTTAGATATTCCTTCGAACAGCTCTTTCGTCCAACCAATTATTTCCTTCTTGGTTGCTTCGTTTGCTCTTCGAAAATCTCTGGAGTTGTCATAGAGAAAGAAGCTGGAGAACTCTTCGGAGAATCTTTTCATATTCATGATTGACTGACTATATTTGTTCAGTCTAGCTTCTTCCGAGAACGTTTTGGATCCGCTTTGAATGCGAACGTCGTTTCTTCTCTTCGACTCGGCGTTCTCTGTATAGACGAACAGCATGGAAGTATCATAGCCCATTTGCTCAAATACTTTACGGCAAACGTCAATCTTGTTGTAGTCGTCAGCATTGCCGTTTATAAAGACCGAACTGAAAGAACTGAGTTCTTTTAGCGAGTTCTTCTCGAGTATGGTTTTGTACATCTTCTCGAGGCTGATCTCAACCATTCCGGACTCTTGCAGCCCTGACTTGATGAGAATGTCCTTTCCGCTTCCCGGACCTCCAACAAGGAAAAGTGCCTTGAAGTGTTTCTGTGCAGATTCCAATTTCAATCCCCTTCTAACGGCATGATACAATTCTTCGGCGTGATCAGGATTAGGAACGCCTTCTCTGAATTTCGAAAACTCTTTTGCTGAGGCATGAGCGCGCATCTTAGACGCTGACATTCCCTCAACGCCTTCTGCGTCTGGATCTCTTGCGCCAGCCGACTTGACCTCGATATGGTCAAAGTTATAATCCTTGCCGTTATAACGATGAAGAAGGTTGTGCATTTCCTGAACGCGATCAGAACCAACGACCATGGTTACTCTTTTGTAACCTTTACCATGGAGATGCTTCATCGCATCAATCGGAGTCTTTACTGTCTTTTCGTCGGAAACGTTTGCGTGCGGAAAGAACTTGCTCATGAACGAAACCTTCTCGTCATGGTGCAGCGGGTTTTTCTTTGGATCTTGCGATTGAGAGGCGAAGACGTAATGATCGCCCTTTGCCTTTTTGGCGTGGCTTATTACTGAATCGACGAGTTTCTTGTGTCCAGTTGTAGGTGGTGAGAATCAACATCGCCCAAAGGTGAACACAGCATGTTTGCTGGTCCCTTTGGACATTTCCTCCCTTTTATCTTCGTTAATTGACATATGAATTCCCGCTCTGTGGGGTATTTACATTATACTCTATTTATAAAATTATCCTCTGGTCTTAGCGAAATTAGCTCTGGAAAATTCAGCTCTATCGACCAGTTTTGTAGGATGCCCACCAACAGTTGCAACGAACCCTTCGGGCTTCGTTTCTTTCCCATCGACGCTGTGCTCATAATCTCCTGTATTCTTGGAGAGAGAATGTACCAGAACGTCCTTGGCTTGCTGGAGATGGTGGTGGATATCCAATAACGACTTGAACTTGCCATGATGAGTATCAACGTGGTTTAATAATCCCATCGTATGCTCGAGCCGCTGCCTCTTGGCTTTCTCCGTAGAAACCTTCTCAGCTGCTTTTGCGCCCTGCTCGGAAAGGTGTTGACGATACCCTTCTACGGATGGCTTTTCGCCTGTTCTGACGGTTTTGTTGATATAGGTCTTCAGGTGTTCCTGATGATGGGTAGTCTCGGCAAACGTCTCTGGATGAGTCATGCTCAAGGCTTTGTGCGCTGCCTTCAGGTGCTTCTTATACTTGGCTTCTTCAGCTTCGGAATATGAACCAGCATCGATCTTGGTCTCAGGATCGATCATATGAACATCAGAGTGATGAGAGAAATTATGCGTATCAGGATCAAACCCTGCGTTCATATCCTCAAGGTTGCTGCCATGGTATTTGGTATGTACAACGACGCCGAGTTTGGCTTTGCTGATCTTCTTGCCTTCCTTGGAGTTCTTGTCCACGGAATACATGATGGTGTTGGGCGTAAAATGTTGAGCACCACCATGCTCATGAACGTCGCCTTCACCATACATCAGATCGCCCTGATAGACGCCCTTCTTCGGAGCCACTTTGGGAAGATGCTCAAGAGACTGCTTGAGCTTGGCGACCAATCCTGGAGCATGCCCATGATTGCGCTCAATATCTTCTGGCGTATAGTTTATCTTGGGGTTTTTATTGAATGCAGACTTAGATGCTACGAAGAACTTGCCGGTCGTGGGGTGATGACCGAAAACAACCGAAGGAGAACCGTCGTACTTTGTGGTCAGTTTGGAGTCAGTAAACCCACCCTTGAGTTTGGTATGCATATGATCAAGCACTTTAACGGCATGATGAAATCCATGCTCGCCGTCATTGATAACGTGATCTTCAAGATGCTCGAGATGTTTTAGCTTACCGAACTCCTTGGTTACTGATTCGGCGAGAAGAAATTTGACGAAATCTAACACAATAGTTCCCCATAGAATTTGCCCCGTGTTAGCTATTTAGTCGAAGGAGAACGTCTTGAATTTATCGTACTTGCCGTCACCGTTAAGCATTGGTTTAGAATGCGGTTGTTGAAGAATCCGAGTTGCAATCGGAACGTCATCTTGACCGGAATCCGCCAGCTGAGTCTGAGCGACGTCATACAGACGCATCTTGGCTCGGTCGATTCCAAGAACAAACCTCTTGTTGCTGGATGGATCGGAGAAACGGTTCTTTAGCTGTTTGACCAAAATCTGATTCATTGCATCCAACTGTTCTGTTGCAACAATCGAGATCATGAAATCAACGGTCGCCGCAGTTCCAAAGCTCTCAGAGATATCCTCCATGCCCGGATCAGAGTTGGAATAACCAGATCGAGTAGTCTGAGTGGCTGTCACAACCGGAACGTCAAACTCAACTGCCAGTCCACGAAGCTCTTCGGCAATGGCTTTGATGTACGAATAGCTGTTGACGTTTGCACCATGCTTCAGTCGAGCAGAGGCGCAAATGTTCATATAGTCAACGAAGATAACGTCAGGAACGAAGTTGCGCTTCAATGCCAGATCATTCAACAGTGCACGGAAATGTGCAGTAGATGCCGATGCCGTGGGATATTCCTTGATGATCAGTTTGCCTTTGGTCTTGGACTCAAGACTACGAATCTTTCGCAGATAGATATCTTTCGGCATAGTCTCAAGTTCATCAACACGAACGTTCAACAGATTGGCATCGATTCGCTCGGCGATACGTTCTTCAGCCATTTCCATTGTGATGTACAGAACGTTCAGATTCTCTGAAAGCGAGGATGCTGCCATATGACACATGAACAGAGATTTCCCAACGCCAGTGTTGTGTGAAGAAACGCCATTCGTATAATACCGATGATTTTCATGTTCCACTTGAATATCGACAATTGGAATTCTTGCTCTAGTGCGCTTAACTCTTCCAAAACGATATCCCTCAGTACAGAGATATTTAAAAGGAACGTGACCAACTACTGTCTGTTCGTGCCAAATATCTTGAGCTCGTTTCCATCCTTGATCTGTCTCAAATAAGTGATTCTCATTCACCCTGACAATTTCACCATTTTCAAGTTCAAGCCGATATTCGTCCCACATTCCTTTATCAACAAACATGGAAACGGGAACATATCCGTCGGGGGAATCGACTTCTACTTCATAGTTGGATGAAAGCAATTCTTCAATTTCAGAAATGCAAATTTCTTTCTCAACCCACATAATTTATGCTCCAACGTATATAAATAAAGGTGCAGATCGCGATAGTGCAAATATCCATCTGCTCTAACACTATACAGGAGTGCCAGCAATGTCTATTTATTTCAGAATATATCATAACCTATGTCAGTCGAGAAAGCAACTGAAAGATAGTTGGGTTCATGGATCCAATTTACATAGGCACCACATAACGCCAGTTCATTCCGGCGGTTTAGATGTAGAAGAAAACTACACATATTTAACTTTGAGAGAACATCAAATCGCACACTTCCTCCTTTGGAGGATCAACAGGATCCCAAATGATTTGAGATCTATGAAAATGTTGGGAGCTAGATTAAGTTCAGAACAAAGAAAAATTATTGGTCAGTGGTGTCATCAAAATAAAATCGGCATATTTTCGCAAGAATATAAAGATAACAAAATCAAACAAAAAGAAAGATGTAAAAAATCTGCACAAACGCAAAAGAAAATGAAGGTGGGGACATTCAGCGAAAATGGCAGAAAACAATTAGCATCAAAAGCGGGGAAGGTTAGCGGATTCCTCCAAAAACAAAATAAAAAGAATATTCACGATCCATCCAATTTCAAGAAACACGATTCCCTTGGGGGAAGAGCCATAAAAGGAATGATCTGCGTGACGAATGGATCCCATAGAACTAGAATCAAACCAGAAAAATTACAAGAATACATCGATAACGGATACCGAAAAGGGTTTACTCTCTTTTCCTAAACCTAATTTTAACTTTAGTTTCTGGATGTACGCATCCTGCGAGAATACAGGAAAGAGTTTTCCTAGGCAAACCACCACGAGTGATCTTGTTCATATATTCAAGATCAAACGGAATGCGCTTCTCCGTTCGATGATAGAACTCATACCGCTTCTCGGCGTTGTCGATGTAGTCATGACCGACATAGGGATCGAACGAAACCGAAAGAGCCTCGGTCAAGAGAACGGGAATTGCTCCCTTGTTGAATTGCTTGTTTGAGCCATCAAGAATATGAATGGACTCAAGGATGGCATTGTGAATGGCTTTTTCTTGACAGAACTGCTCGGTTGTTTCAAGAAGCCATTGCTCATCGCTGGCGTCACTGTTTGACTTGATCTCGTCAATGATGCCAACGGCTTCTTGAAATTCATCAGCAATCAAACCGGGACGATTGCTGAGCTCAACCTTGATAGACTCATACGAAGGAATCTTGTTATACTTATGAATGAACTTCGATACTTCTTGAAGAACTGTTCTTTCGCTTTTATCGTGAAAGTAATCTTCCTTAATGAACGGCAGAATCTTTCGAGCGAACTGTTCTTCCGACATGAGGTTCTTCAATATAATCTTCTCGATGTTCATCATCTAAATTTCCTTCCTGTTTTTGTTTCTGGTCTTGAATTGTATCCCAGAAAAGCGCAAGCAAAATGTTCCCAACAACTTTCAGAAATTTCTTGTCTTCGTAGAAGTTCTTCTTGAGTTTATCAGTATACTGAATCACCTCAATATTATAAACCGCATCTGCCGTGCCGTCAACGTTTTCTTCTGTGATTCTTATGGTATCATAACAATACACAACGCCAGCATACTTACCTTTGAGAATGCGAATAGGAAGAGCCTGAGATTCTTCTAAAGTGACGTCGATTGCATACTCATAAAATTCACCGGAGGAATAGTATTTCTTTCGATATGCAATTCCCAACTTCTCAAGTTTATTCTGTATCCAACTCATTATCTTCATCATCATCTCCCATTGAGCCAAGAATCGGAGTGCTTGAAACCATATAGGTCTTTTTCACATATTCCTGAAATTCTTTTGAGTTAAGTATCGGCATCCAGAAGGATTCAGTATCGGTATCTTTCAAACGATACTTCTTGTCTTCCATGGCGCCAGTTGCAAGGTCAGTCTTGGAGTACCAGCCATTGGAAGGTTTCTGTACGAATCCACCTTCTAGTGCAATGTCAAGCAATCCCGACCATTTACTTATACCACCCTCAAACGATACTGCAACAGGGATCTTGGACTTCTCGCGAACGTATCGAGACTTCTCGACGTTGATGATGAAGTTATAGCCAACGATTTCGGTTCCTTCTTTTTCTTGCTGACGACCAAGAATGAAAATGTTATCGGCAGAATAATAGGAACCAGTACCACCACCAACAATGTCTTTGGGATACAAACCAATTTCTTTGTAGGTGTGATTAACCACAACCATCGGAATGTCTTTCATTGTCAGGTGCGGCGTTATCATACGGAACAGAGACTTGATCTGTTTTGCGCGGCTCATGTCAGCAACAGACTTTTGATCCAACGCATCTTCAACTTCTTTCTTCGACGCAAGGTTACCGATTGAATCAATCACGATGATCAGTTTGTCATCGCGGTCAACGTTGGTCAGCTGTTGCATAATATCAAATTTGAGCTGTTCAACGTCAGTGATCGGAGTATGAAGAACGCGATCCTGATCAATACCAAAGGAACTGAAGTAGGATTGCGGAGTACCGAACTCTGAATCGTAGAACAGAAGCGCAGCTTCTTCATACTTGTCCATGTATGCTTTTGCCATCAGCAACGAGAAGCAAGTCTTGAAGTG